CCGGTGCGGCTGCAGCTTGCGCGAGAATCTGCACGGACGTATCGCTGACCGACCACATCAACTGTATGTAGTCGTTCGCCTTGAGCCGCTGGAGAAAGTTCCACGCCGCGACCAGTTCGCCGTCGGAGCTTTTCAGGCGCACTTGGCTTGCGCTGTTGGCCACATCGACGCCGTTGACCCGGAGCCATATCCAGATGAGATGGCTTCCGCCCGACGTGTTGTCGAGTTGCGCGGAAAACTGGATGTTGTACACGCCCGGATCGTCTACGACAATCTGCGATGTCTGCGTACCGCGCCGCACGCCGAACGCAAAGTCGGTCGTGTTGAACGTCACTGCATAGGCGGTGTTGATGGCCGCCGCCGTCTGCGTCGTCGTGTCGTAGAACGCGCCATAGCATGCGCGCGGAAGGACGCGCGGCGGCGGTGCGGACTGCAGGCCCTCGACTTCGCCTTGCAGGCCATCCACTTCGCCTTGCAGGCCATCCACCTCGACCTGCAGCGCCTCTATCAGTGCCGGGATTTCCTGATCGACGTTCAGGAACAGCCGTTCGAACTGCCGGATCTGCTCGTGATCGCCCAGGAACGCGGCGAGCTGGTCGCGCGATAAGTTGAGTTTCCGGCTAGTAGCCACGTCAGACCGCCAGCGCCTCGGCCCGCATTTCGAGCCGGATCGGCGACAGGTGCGCCGACGAATCCCCACGGAATCGCTGCGCGCGCCACTTGCGCATCGCCCCTTGCCGATACCAGGTCAGCCGCTTCTGGCGCTGCCCGATTGTGCCGACGGCGATGAACCTGTCCTGACTCCACGTCACGCCGTCGAGCGTGTACGAGGTCGAAATCTGCGGGTTTGCGTCCAGGTCCATCGAGCCGGTGAGCGCCACGAGCTCCAGCTCGTGCACGATTGCGCCCTTGGCCTCGTTGTACAGGATGACCGTCCCGAACTCCCAGCGCACGCGATCATTCCAGTGGCTCGATGTCTCGGAGGTGAACGCCCCGACCGCGCCGGACTGCGTATCGCCGACAATCCAGCGGTCATGGCACCAGACCATATTCCGCGCGCGGTACTGCGCGAACCCGGACAGGGTCGAGGTGGCCACGAACCAGATCGGCTGCTGCAGCGCCTCGGAGGCTGCGGCGTCGTAGACCATCGTCCGGTCGGGCAGGTGGACGTACAGCAACTGGTGATTGCGGTCGTTGCGCGCCTCAAGCTTGACCTGCTGAAGCTGCGCCTCCGAGAACGTCAGCAGCAGTTCGTCCACTTCCTGCGTCGAGATCTTCTGCGTCGAGGCATTGGCGGCAATGTAGATTCCCGGCGCTTCGTTGAAGCCCGAGCCGAGCATGGCGATGGCTTCGAGGAATATGCACGCCGAATGGGTGCCGAGCGCGCCCTTCTCGACTTGCGCACCATCGACGCGGGCGAACGGAAATAGACTGCCGCCCACGTTGTCGAATACCTCGATGGTGTGTTCGTTGAGCGCGTATACCTCGTTGCGGACCTTGATCAGCGCCACGACGGGATCGGGGTCCGCTTCGCTGCTGCCGTACTTGAGCGGGTTGACCGCGAACGGGTCGCCCAGCTCGGTGACGACGAGGAACTCGCCATCGGTCGTCATCCAGTAGCCATCGACCCAGACGACATCCAGCACAACGCCGAGATCCGGGTCCGTATTCTGCGTGAGCGTTGCTGCGACCGGATTCCAGAAAAATAGGTTCCCGTTCGATGCAATGCCCAGCAGATCGAACGAGTAGTCCAGCGTCGCGAATCGGCCGTCATTGCCGACATCGCCCAGCACGGTCACCGCGCCGTCAGCGGCCACGGTCACGAGCTTGCTGCCCATCACGCGATAGCAGATGCCCTGCCAGTTGATGCCGCCTCGATCCACCCCCGGCCCCGTGCCGAGCGGCACGATGCCGTCGGACGGACGCAGGAACGAATCCGAGATGCCAGAGGCAATCGGCACCGGCTGCATGTTGACCGGATAGGACACCCGCAGCGCGGGTGCCGTGTCGGCGTAGATGCCGCTCAGGATCGGAATCTGCACGCGCTCACCATTTCACCTTGTCCGCCCACCACGCCGCCGACATCTTGCCCTTCGCGATGTCGCCCGCATGCCGAGCCTTGAATGACTCGCGCCGCGCCTTGTCCGCCTTGCTCTCGCCTTCGCGCTTCGGCGAGCCGCTGACGCCTTGCTGGCCGAATCGGATCGTCTTGATCTGGTCGCCGACCTTGGCCACGACGACATGCGACTTTGTCGCGTGCGTCGGCGTGCGCTTGGGCTTGTTGTAGCCGGAGACGCCAGCGCGAGCGAGTCTCGAGTCCTTCGCAGCCATCAGACCGAGACCGCCTTGATTACGGCGAACCGGATCACGATGGCTTCGGCCAGGTTGCCTGCGGTCACGTTGCGCACGTTGATCGACGCCGAGCCTGCTGCACACTGCGCGTTGAGCGCGTACGCGCCCGCCGTGCCGCCCGACAGGTGATTCATGACCAGGATGTCGCCCGCCTCGATGAGCGAGTTCGTCAGCGTGAATGATACGGTTGTGGCCGCGTTCAGGTTCGCCGCGTCGAGCGTGATCGAGCCGTTCGACCGACTCAGCGTCACGCCGGTCGCCTTTCCCGAGCCGCTGCCCTGCGTGACCGTGCCGCCAGACCCGGCGGCATAGCCCAACTTGTTTGCGCCGGTCGCAAGCTGGTTGCCGTTGTCGGCGAGCGCATACCATGAGTTGGTCGCCGCATAGAACCGCAGCCGGATGGCCATGCCAGCCTGCATGCGCGGCGGCGCTCCGAATACGGCGGTTGCCCCGTTGAGCGAAATCGCGAGCGCGGTGATCTCCTGCGTACTCGTGATCAGCACTTCGGTGCCGTCGGCAGTCGTCGTATTCAGCGGCAGCGTGATCGTGCCCGTGGCCAGCGTCGAGGCCGGTTGAATCAGCATCCACTGCTGCTCGGCGACCGGCGTCGGCACGGCGATGGAAAAGCCCGTCGTCGGAACGTAGACGTTCGTCGCTACGTTCGGCGATGCAAACTGCTGCTGAAAGTAGGTCAGCAGCGCGGATACCGCGAGCTTGCGCGCATCGCCATTGCTGGACGAGTAAACGGCGAGCAGATCGGCACCCGAAACGGCGCTCATCTGCGAGAGTTGATTGATCGTCGGCATGCGCGCTACTCCAGGGTAATCGGACCATCGCCGCCCGCTTGCACGGGATCTTTCGGCGCGTTGAGGTAGGGTGTCCCATAACGCCAAGGCTTCCAGCCCGCGCCTGCAGGCATCGTTCCCGGCAACTGCTGCTCCTCGGGCATCGCGGCGCGAGACAGAAGCGTGTTGTACGCGGCCTTCGCGGTCGCCATCGTCATCGGCATCGGCTGCTTGCCGAATCCCGGCGCAAGGCGAAGCGCGAGATTCGTGATGATCGCCTCATTCGCGCTGTCGGGCACTTGCGACGGCTCGGTCAAGCTCGCGTCCTGCGGCGAACCGGGCAGCGGGTAGGCCAGCCGGATGCCCTTCGCGTTCCACTCGGCCATCATCGAGTCAAGCCGCCGCAGCGCGGTTTGCAAGTCCTCCGGCGCGAGGTCGAAGACGTAGGCCGCGAGGCCCAATTCCTCGAAGGCGGCAGTCACGAATTGCTGCTTGCTGTAGCCCATGGCTAGACGCCAGCCTCGCCCGGTTCGATGCGCAGGTTCGGCGTGCCAGCCGCCGCGATGTGCGAGACGGTATCGTGGTCCATGTCCTTCTGGATCAAGATGCCTTGGTTCGGCCGCAGCAGGATGTCAGCGGTGGTCGCCGTGCTTGCGCCCTGACTCGTGCGGACGTAGATGATGTTCGTCCCGTCGAGGTTCTGCAGCCGCAGCACCTTGTTTCCCGCGCCGATGGTCGTGCTGCCGCTGGATGTCGAGGTTGCAACGGTCTGGCCCGCGCCGTAGCGCGGCATGAATGGTCCGATGATCACGGCTGTGCCTCCTGCTGTTTCATGCGCGCGACGATTGCCGCGAGTAGTTTTTCATCGCCCCAGCGCCGATCCACGCGCAGGCCGATTCGCGCGGCCTGCTCCATCATCTCTGCGCGCGTCGGCGGCGCATCGTCGGCGACTGCTGCGACAGGCTCCGGCGTGGGTGCGGGTGCCGCTGCTGGTGCTGGCCGATTGAGCGCGGCGTATGTCTTTGCCGCCGACTCTGCCATTGCTGCATCGCGCTTTGCGATGGCGGCTTTTGCCGCTTCCTGCACAGTGACGCACCAGCCGTCGGCCATCGCTGCTGCCGCGTCGGCCTCGCTTTTCACGTCGCGCGTGTCGTAGGTCGTCCACATCGGCCCCCAATGCGGACCGGGGCAGCGGTAGAAAAACGTCGGGAAGTCCATCAGCGGCCTTTCTTCGCCGTCTTGGCCGACGTCTTGAACGCGGCAGCAGACGGCGCACCTTTCGCACCAGGCTTGCGCATGCGCTCTTTCGAGCCTTTCTCGATGCGCTCGCGCTTGGCGTTGATGTTCGAATACAGGCCCTGCTTCATTTCTTGCCCCCTTTCGCCGGAGCCTTCGACGGCTTGCCCGCTTTCATCGCAGCGGTGCGCGCAGTCGAGAGCGCGATGGCGATGGCCTGCTTCTGCGGCTTGCCCGCCTTCATCTCTTTCGAAATGTTCGAGCTGATCGACTTCTGGCTGTAGCCTTTCTTCAGCGGCATGCTGCCTCCATCATGAAAAAGCGGGCGGCGGCTTTCACCGTCCGCCCGCCGGTTGATCGCTGGTGAAACCTTACGCCACGCGATAGGTGATGAAGGTATCCGCCGCCGTTTTCCTCGTGCGGAAACGAGCCGCGCTGCCAGAGGTCGCCGCCGTCGCACCGGATCCAACCAGCGTATTGCCCGATGTTGCGTTGGTGACGGTCAGCGCGAACGCCGCCAGCGTGATCAGCGTCCAGTCGATGGAGTCGTTGACGAGGAACTCGGTCGCGAGGTCCAGCGATGCACCGGTCGGAAGCTGCACGTTGCGGCCTGCCGTCGGCGTTGCGGTCACGATCCCTGCCAGCAGATCGCCAGCAGCGAACGCCATCGAGCCGCCGTCGGCGATGTTCACCGGAGCGCCCTGCACCTGCGCGTTCAGGCGCTGCTGCTGCACCTGCGGCGCGGTGCCGATTTCCCACAGCACGGGAATCGCGGAGACGGACTCGACCACGATGACCGCGCCGCTGGCATACGGGCCGAAGACGGTTTGCCCGTTGGTCACGGTGCCGAGCAGCGTCGTGACATCGGGGTAGTTCGGGAAGCCGATCGTGCGCGAAACCTGCGCCTGGCCTTGGGTGAAGACGGCAATCGACTCGTTTGCCGGGATGATGACGGTGGACCGGCCGTTCGGTGCAACGATGTTGCTCATGGTGTAGCTCCTGATCAAGTTCCGGCCGGAGGGTCTTCCCCCGGCCGGTCATGCTGGTGTTACGGCTGCGAGAACATCACGATGCCCGACATCTCCGGCTGCTTGTTCACGACTCCGTACAGCGTGTCGAGCCGGTACTTCGTCTTCATCGTGTTGATGTCGTACTGTTTCGTCATGACCAGTTCGATGCCCTGGTCGGTCGAAGCACGCATCACCGCAGCGCCCGCATCGGTCGGGACCGCGAACCGGCCCGGCAGGATCTCCAGCGCGTCACGCTGCCAGAACGGATTCATGTTCCCGCTCGCGGTGTTGAGGAACACGATGGCGGCGTTGCTCGCCTGCGAGGTCACGACGCAGTTCTGGTTCTGCAGTTCGGCGTCGGTGCCGCCCTGCGCGCTGATGATCGGCGGGCTGATCACAAGCGAGGTGGACGACGGAACGCTGATGACGCGGAAGGTCTTCAGCACGCCCGTGCTCTGCTTGGTGATGTGATGCACTGCGAACACGTTGGCGATGGTGAACGAATCGCCTGCGGCCACGTTGGTATTCGTGGTCGTGGTGATCGTCTGGAACCGGTTGTCCACGTTCGCGGTCTCGCCGGTCGATGCAACCTGCGTGGCGCGCGGAATCCAGTACTGATTTGCCGCCGTCAGCGTCGAGGTGGTGATGCCCGCGCCGCCTGCCGCAGCGGCCTTGCGAACGGCGTAGTCGAGCTTGTAGGTTTCGAACGACGCCAGACGGCCGACGTAGGCACGGCGCAGTGCGCTGTCCGAAATGTCGTTGCCGAACGAACGGGTGTTCTTCGCCAAGTCGGACGCCATGCCGTTGTAATCGCGCGTCGAGAGCGCGAGGTAACGGTCGGTATCGGTCACGCCCTCCTCGTTCATGCGCGCCTCGATCTCGGCCACGTCATCGAAGCCGGAGGCGGCACCGGTCCGTTTCACGAACATCGTGCCTTGCAGCGCCGCGACGTTCATGATGGCTACGTTGATGTCCGAGGCGAGCTTCTGCTTCGCCGCATCGCCGAGACGGCCTTCCTGCAGCGTGTCGCGCAGTTCGGTGGCCGTCATGACCCACGGCACCGAGCGCGAAAAACCGATGGTGGCCGGGACGGAAAGCTGAGTGTAGTCGTCGAAGTTAGACGACATGTCCGTGCCCGCGTACGAAACGGCGATGTACGGCTGTGGACGCCACACGACGTTGTTCGTGCGCTCCATCATCACCTGGTCGGTGTTGAACACAGCGACGTTGCGCGACAGAACCAGCGCGTCCTGAAAGCCTTCGAGCAGGTCTTCGAACGCGACGCGTTCTTCTTTGGAAAAGGCGTTTGCCATGAGAAAAGCTCCGATGAATGAGTGGGATTGTGGTCAGACTCGACTACTGCACACTCACCCATCAGAGCG